AGCTAACACCATGGTCGCCTTGGAAATGGCAACACGGATAGGCATAAGCCCCTTTATGGTTATGCAGAATTTAGACGTAATACAAGGCAAGCCATCATGGAGTAGTACCTTCATTATCGCCGCTCTGAATAGTTGCGGACGATTTGAGCCCCTGAGGTTTAAGTGGGAAGGCGAGAATAAAACTGAGGACTACGGATGCCGGGCTGTGACTACTGATAAAAAGAGCGGTGAAACGATCCGCGGCCCCTTGGTAAATTGGCGAATGGTTAAGGCTGAAGGCTGGCTGGCTAAGGGCGGGAGTAAGTGGAAGACAATGCCGGAGCTTATGTTTCAATATAGAGCGGCAGCTTTTTTTGGCCGCCTACACGCCCCCGACATTTTAAAGGGCATGCACTCCGTGGAAGAGGTCCAGGACGCGGTCACGCCAAGCAAGTCAAGCCCGGAGGATCGCGAATACATACAGATAGAGCAGCATATAGAAGCATCCAGGGACGTTGAGACGTTGGAATTAATACCTGCGGATAAGTTTAAAAAGTACCCTGACTTAAAACAAAAATTTGATGCGAAACATGAGGAGATTACCGGTGAATGAGTGGTTTAAAGAACTTGACGAACCAGAGCAGACAGATGCTTTGCTGTTGTCAAATCTTTTTAATAACTTGCACACAAATTACAGCAGCTTAGGCGATGCGGTTCGTTTCGCGTTCAGTTGGAGTTACAGCTCAAGGTATTTCATGGGGGTTGAGTACTGGGCAGGAATTGTTAAGAAATACAAGGCAAATGGAAAAATTCAAGATTAGAGCATCAGCATTAGGTCAGATCATGACCGATCCTAGGAGTAAGGCCGACAAAGAGGCTGGCAAGCTTTCCGAGAGCGCTAAGCAATATGTACAAGAGTGGCTCATAGCGCAGAAGTATAATCGGAAAAGGGTGGTTTCAACTACCGCTATGTTAAAAGGCACGGAGGTAGAGATACAAGCTATTCAAGATTTAACCCTCTATACCGGTAAGCCCTATTTTAAAAATGATAATCGGTATCAGGATGATTATTTCACAGGGACACCGGACATCATCGATGAAGATCAGATAATTGACATTAAGAGCAGTTACGACATCTTCAGCTTTCACAAGTCAGAGTCTCCCAAAAGGTCTAGAGGGTACACAGCATATGGATGGCAGCTGCAGGCTTACATGCATCTTACGGGCAAGAAGCGCGCTACACTAGCCTATGTATTAACAGATAGCCCTGATTGGGTAATTGAGGATGCAGTCAAAAAGGCATGGCATCAGATGAAGGTAGAGACAGATGAGGAGCAGGACTTGTTTAACGATAAGATAGAGCCGCTCATCCGCGCTAATCACACTTTTTCCGAGACGAGTGAAGACCGGCCATACAGATTCCCCGAGGTCCCTATTAATGATCGCATAAGGTTATACTCGCTAGAGTACGACCCGGGGGCAATAACTGCTGCTCAGGAGCGAGTTCAGCAGATACGTCAAATCTTAAGCAATGAATATGAATAACACAGAACTATTGCAATACATACACAAACTGGAGTCCAGAGTAGCAAAGCTAGAGGATAAAATTACACCTTTCAAAAAACCAACCTTTGAGCAGGTTAGCCACTACTTTGCAACAGAAGGCCGCCCGGACTTAGCTGAGGATTTCTATCAATTCTACGAAAGCAAAGGCTGGATGGTGGGCCGCAATAAAATGAAGTCCTGGCAGATGGCGGCTGCTCGCTGGATTAAAATGAACTCAAGAACATTTTTGGATGACATCTGATATACAAAAGAAGGTTTATAAGCAGGACGATACTGAGATTTATGATTTCACAAGAAAGCTTTACAAGACTGCATATAGCCTTACAGGTTTTAACGTTGACAAGGAAAAGCTGCAGGTACTCGTGCCCGCTACTGCACAGATGCTCAAACAGTACCACAAATACGATCATCCAAAAGACATTTTCGAGGCGGTCAAGATGGGCGCTCTTGGTGAGCTCGGGGAGTATCAGGGCATCAACGCTAAGACCATCCATAACTGGATTAAGAGATACCCATACAAGACAAAACCCGAGAAACCCAAGCCTAAAATCCTTAATCAGGGTGATCAGACTGAACAGATCTGGCAGGACGCTAAAGATAAAATAGCTAATAACGAGACACCTCTAGGACTTGCTCATTTATACGAGATCGCTCAGAAAAAAGGACTTGTAAACCTCACAGAAGAGTTTAAGGAAAAATGCAGGCAGGCAGCGAGAACCACATTTACACGCAGGAAGCAAGAGGCTAAAAAAAGCCACCTCCTGAAGCAGCTGAACTTAAAAGCAAAGGACGAGAAAGGAATATCATTTCAATCGCAGTGTAAGCGTGAAGCGGCAAAATTTATACTAAATGACGAAGTACGAAAAGATCAAGATAGACCTGGAGGGCAGCAATCTACCGGAAAGGACTAAGCTTAAAAGCGGAGAGACACTCATCAACCCAAGGAAGATGGTTAATAGTCATATCCGGATTCTTGATGCGAACCCTGGGAATAGGGTATTTTTAAACTACTACAAAAGACTTGAGGCAATACATGAAGCGGTTATCAACGAAAGAGACTAGAAAGCAACTTAGCTGGATCATGCAGAGAATAGCACCAACGGAGGCCACGTGGCGCAACAAAAGCAAAGGTGTATTGTTTCAAAGGCAAGCGTTCATCAATGCCTTGTTTGAGTGCGGGTACTCTAAAAACATGATTAGCGAAGAGCTAGGTATTCATCGCGCTACAATTATCCACGCGGTAAAAAAAGACGATGAATACAAAGCCAATGAAGAAATGGGGGTTATTTATCGCTCTTCTAAGGCTATGTATTTTAAAAGAATTAAAAATCTTCACGAGCGCTATGGTTCGCCACACGGGCGTTTCAGCACTTACTCAAAAGATTTTAGCAAATTGGATATTGTCATGTAAACGTAGATGTAGAGCTACTAGATGATCAAGAAGGGCCGTAGTTCTTATATTTGTAGCAATGAAAACGTTAGAGATACTTGCTAAAAACGATGAGGATTGGCGAAGGATGGCCCGGAAGCTTTGCCCGGAAGACCACGATGAAGTCCTTCACGAAACCTATCTTAAACTTCACAAGCTATTCGATGGGCGTGAGGAAAAAATAGAATCGATGGCCTATCCACAACGGAGCATGTACGTTTACTTGACTATTAGAAGCGTTACGATCAATTACAAGAAGAGCAAGATAGATATTGACGCAGAGATACCTCCTCAAGATAAGGCCCAGCATGAGAATCCGGATTATTACAGAGAATCGCTTGAGGTTCCTGCTATCTTAGAAGAGGTGAGGTGGTTTGACAGGAAAATAATGGGCTTACACATGCAGGGGTTGAACGGCCTAGAGATCAGCCGACTCACTGGCATAAGTCAATCAACAATCTACAGAAGCCTAACATACTGCAAAAATTACATTAAAAAAGAGATATGCAAAAACCAGACAGCTACTACGAATCACTAGATAAGCGATCAAAAGAATATAAAGATTGGAAAAAGTACAAGGAAGGACTTGGCGATAAGGTCGAGAAGGTCACAAAAAAGACAGGCATAAAAAAGGCTGTGGACTGGTTCAGTAAAAAAACGGGCATTGACTGCGGATGCGAAGAGCGCAAAGACAAACTAAACCAGCTATTTAGGTCTAATCCACAGTGCCTGACGCTTGAGCAGTATAAAAGAATAGGCCGCATAGGAGAGAAGCTCACACCTAGTGATCGCGAAGAGGTAGCAAGATTACACGGGGAGATTTTTAATCATAAATACTACCAGCCTTGCACCTGCTCGCCTAAGCGCTGGAGGGACATGGTTAATGACCTGATTAAAGTCAAGAGTACATACGAACTATAGAGAGTGTGATGCACCTTCTCTTTTTGTGCCTAAATTTAAAAACATCAGCATGAAGGAATACAAGCAGTTTTACGTCAAGTCACACGAGTTTAAAGAGCTGAAGAAACAGAATTCTGAATTAACGATAAACACACGCGAGGATCTAATTATAGAATACGAGCATTTAACCGGGGGTGACGCTTACGCGCCCTCAGGAGAACCAAAGGCAGCGTACACTTTTTGGCTGGAGGACAAAATGATTGAGATGATAAAGTAAAACTAGGCTTGAAATTTATTAGTAATTTTTTATAAAATGGCAGACGGGCGTAAAAATAACGGGGGACACAAGACAGCGGGCCGTAAAAAGAAGGCAGACGAGATCCGAATGATTGAGCGCATGGACGCTACTTTAGCGCCAACCGAGGTATGGGAAGCTCTAGCTAAGAAGGTGAGGGATCTGGATGTGATGGCTATCAAAACATGGTTAAGCTACCGGTACGGTCAGCCTAAACAGTCAGTAGATCACACTAGCGGAGGCGAGACAATTAAGGCACCCCCTGTCAACTGGATCGATACGGATGAATCTGCTAAGTAGCTTTAAAGGGTTGTTTAATCAACCTCCTCCCACGAGATACTTCTTTTTAACAGGAGGGCGAGGCTCGGCAAAGTCGTTCCACGTCTCCACTTTTCTGTTAAATCTCACATACGAGCCTGGGCATGTTATACTCTTCACGCGCTGGACGCTTGTATCTGCGCACATAAGCATAATACCTGAGTACCTCGAGAAAATAGATCTCCTATCACTAGAGGAAGACTTCACAATCACGCAGCAGGAGATTATCAATAAGACTTCTGGCAGCCGAATTGTATTTAGGGGAATTAAGACAAGTCAGGGCACAGCTACCGCAAATCTTAAGTCTATACAGGGCGTAACGACTTGGGTACTAGATGAAGCGGAAGAGATGCACGATGAAGAGGCGTTTGATCGAATAGACCTATCTATCCGGCATAAAGACCTGCCGAATAGGGTTATTATGGTTATGAACCCCTCCCACAAGGATCACATGCTGTACAAAAAGTTTTTCGACCCAAAGCGAGACGACACAACCTACATACATACAACATATAAGCATAACGTACACAATCTATCCGAGAGCTTTATAGAAGCAGCGGAGCGCACCAGGCGAACAAATTACCTGCGTTATGAGCACGTCTTCCTTGGGGAGTGGATAGACAGCGCAGAAGGACTGTTATGGGACTTAGATGTTATTACGCAAAATAGGGTAGAGAGCCACCCGAGGCTTAAACGAGTGATCGTAGCTATAGACCCAGCGATAACGGCGAATAAGAGCAGCGATGAGACAGGAATCCTACTGGTGGCTCATGGGGTAGATGGGCATTATTACGTCCTGGAGGATAACTCAGGTCGCTACTCCCCGCAGGAATGGGGAGCGGTCGCGAAAGAGACGGCAGATAGTTTACAGGCGGATGCTTACGTAGCGGAAGGCAATCAAGGTCATGACCTGGTAGCTTCAAACCTGCGATCTGTAGACACGTCCAGGAGGGTCAAGATGGTTCGGGCGACTCGGGGGAAGCATGTTAGAGCCGAGCCGATCTATGCGCTATATGAGCGAGGGATGGTCCACCATGTTGGGCAATTTCCGAAACTAGAGAAGCAGATGATAAGCTGGAATCCTGATGAGGACACAAGCAGTCCAGACCGGGTAGATGCGCTTGTGTGGGGGATTAGCGACTTATCGGGGAATCCAAATAGCGGGCAGTATCACGTCTTGTAAAAAAAAAATAACCTATCATTTGCACATGTTAAAGATGCGTCATATATTTGCCCCAGTCAAACACTTAAAACACAGACATGATGACACGAGAAGAAGCAAACAACTCAGCAAAAGCAATCGAAAAGCAAGAGATGCTCGAGATAGTGGCGCAAAAAAACGCTCACATAAATGTTGAGCGCTTAGACGGCGAAGAGGTCGAGCCTGTATGCATAGTTAACGATGCAATGGTTTACAATCCGCACAAACGACACAACAGCGGAACTGTAGTTAACGCTGAAACGGTAAAGGAAAAGGCTTCCCCTTATCTAAGGGCGGGGAATATCGTTAAGGTATACTCTTCAGTGTGGCCTGAGGATAACGGTCTTTACTATATTGTTTAACACCTCAATCCGGGGCGCAGCATCCGGCATCACACTGCAATTTTAACTTTAAAAACAAACATCGTTTTGGCGGTATGAAATCGGTTGGGATGAGACGCTCGAATAACCACGGATGCCCAACTGTTTTATACCGCATGGTGCTATGAGCAGTAGCGGATTAAAATAACAAAACTTTTCAGATTATGACACAGATATTTGAATACAAAAGCACAGGTGTAAAG